AGAGGGATCACTGGAAATGCAGCTGGTGCCGGCATGGGCACAGGTGGTGCAACTTTATTCACAAGTCTTACAGATACACCATCTTCTTATGTTGGTAAAGCTGGCGATGTACCAGTTGTAAATGGCAGTGAAACTGGTATAGAATTTCTCGCAGGTGTTAATGGTTCATTCACGACAGTTGATAATAAAACTGTTACAGTAACAAACGGCATCATAACAAGTATAGTTTAATCGGATAGGGTATTTTATGGCAGAGATAATTTCAGTTGATCTATTTGAAAAGCCTTCGAAATTAAATATAGAAGAGCCATTAATATCCCCAATGAGAAAAAATCTCAATGGGGCTGATGATCTACAAAAGTTCGTTCAATGGAGAATGCACCGAAGGCATTTCAAAGTACGAGCTGATTGGGTTGTGTGGGTGGAGTATCTCGATCTATGGGTCAAGATACCAGCTGGGTTTGTATTTGACGGAGCTTCAGTTCCTAAGATCTTCCATTCAATACTGAATTCTGTTGATTCTGTATTTTATGGAAGTATACTACACGATTTCATATACCGAACTAATCAATTGATTGTTTGTACTGATGAAGAATATGGTAATTGGTATATCAAAGAGAATATGACCAAACAAGTTGCTGATAGGGTCATGTTAAACTTCACCGAACAGATGGAAGGCAGTTCTGTTCCATCTTCTCTTGCATATTACGTTCTCTATAGTCTCGGTTGGATAGCTTGGAACTCAGCAAGAAAACAGAATTATCATCTTTTAACAGCCTACCCCTCAGAAACAAATTCTGTCCTCAATTATTACAACTAAAGGCGAATTATGACACCGAATTCCAGAGAAACATTTAAAGAGTATTGCCTTAGAAGTCTAGGGGCGCCTGTTATTGATATAAACGTCGCTGATGAACAAACTGAGGATAGGATTGATGAAGCGATACAATACTTCCAGATGTTCCATATGGATAGTGTTGAAAGAATGGTTTTGACACATGTTCTAACACAAGACGATATCACCAATGGTTACTTGACTTTGGTAGCTCCTGTCATTAGTGTTGTGAAGTTATTTCTTGACGAAGCCAACTCGCTAACACAAGGCGATTTCGCAAGTGATTTGTGGCAATATCAGGCTGCTGTATTCGGTGAATTAGGGTTTACTGCAGCTAGTGGTTCGTGTAATTATCAATTGTCAGATTACGCTATCAGTATGCAGAACCTGAGCAATATTGACATGGTCCTAGCGAATTACCCGACTATTCAATACAGTATGCATTCAAATAAATTATTCATTGAAGACGATATTTCACGCTTTACAGTAGGTTCTAATATCGGATATGAAGCATATGTCGCTATCAATCCAACTACGTTCGTAAGCGTATGGAATGACATGTGGTTGAAGAAATATGCCATCGCTTTGATAGGGCGTCAATGGGGAGATAACCTAAGCAAATTTCAACAGGTCGAATTGCCAGGTGGAATTACTTTAAATGGTGATGCAATTTATGATAAATACAACGTAAGGATAACAGAATTAGAAGAAGAGATGGAAACCACTTATTCTTTCCCTCCAGACTTTATGATAGGCTAAAATGAAAACATTCAAGCAAATATTAGAATCTTTACCCCCACATTTGCAAGGAAAGTTTAGTACCAAGATGGATGTGACAGTAAAAGATGTTACTCCATCGATGAAACCTGATAAGTCTATTACTGTTTATGGGATATATAGAAAGGATGCAGCAAGACTATTGAAGAATGGAGAAATACGTTTTTCATCCCATGGGACTTCTTCAAATAAATTCAGTTTTCAAGATCCCACAATGTTCAACAAAGCATTAGATGCCTTCAAAAAAGTGGGTATAAAAATAGCAGACAAAGAGGGATAAATGATTTCCCAATACTTCAAACACATAACAGCTACCAACGAGCAAAGTCTTGTAAATGATTTGACAGTTGAAACAATCCAATTACGAGGGCTCGATTTTGAATATATCCCAAGAGATTCATCGAATGCAGATCCAATATTTGGCGAAGATATCAAGAGTACATTCACGAATTCCGTGACGATTGAGATGTATTGCAAAAATATGACTGGATTCGGTGGTGAGGGTGATTTCTTTTCGAGATTCGGATTGGATGTCCGAGATGATGCAGTTTTCCAGATATCAAGGTCCCGATTTTCTGACGTTGTTACTGCTGAGTACCCAACGATTCCAAGACCAAGAGAGGGGGATCTTATCTGGTTTGAATTGGCTAATATTCTACTTGAGATTACATTCGTTGAGGACGAGAAGCCGTTCTATACGAAGGGACTTCTAACAGTATGGGAATGTAATGTCAAGAAATTCGAATATTCACACGAAAATATGGACTCAGGAATTCCTGATGTTGATGGCATAAATATAGCAGAAGACCGTCATGATGACAGTACGGCTATTCAAACCGAAAGCGACACATTTATGGATTTCACTGAAACAGATCCTTTCAGCTCTAACAACTATTGATTATTTGACTCGAGGTTTAGTGAAATATAAAAAATTCATAGTTTATGAAACTACAAATTTGATTAATGGTAGATATTATGTTGGTGTTCATAAGCAAACCAAGAAAGAATTCGACGGGTATTTAGGCTCTGGTAAAATTCTCGGCGAAGCCGTCAAAAAATATGGCGCTGAGAATTTTGAAAGAGTTACCTTATTTGAATATGATAATCAAAACGATGCGTTTGAAAAAGAAGCCGAAATAGTAAATAATAATTTTTTAATCAAATTTCGTAGTTATAATATTCATCTTGGCGGGCATGGTGGATCACATCCGCATTCCGAAGAAACCAAGCTTAAAATGAGTATTTCAAGAAAGGGTAAGAGATTATCACAAGAACATAAAAATAAAATAGGAAAATCAAACACTGGTAATGTTTCGTGGATTGAAGGTAAATCTCATTCAGTTGAAACAAAAAACAAAATGAGCCTGGCTCATACTGGTAAATTTTTTTCCGACGAATCAAGAAAGAAAATGTCAGTGGCGAAATCCTCGTCAATTAGAAAGCCACATTCAGAAGCTTCAAAAAAGAAAATGGCCGAATCTAAATTAGGATATACGCATAAAATACTTATCTGTCCATTCTGTAGTAAAGAAGGTGGAAGTTCTGGTATGAAAAGTTGGCATTTTGAATATTGTAAAGAAAACCCAAATAGAATCAATAGGAAATAAATCATGGCAATAACGGCTCATTTTAACCACAAAACCATTCGTAGATTAGTAGTTGCCTTTGCCACTCTTTTCAATGGGTATCAGGTAGAGAAACCAGATGGGACTTTGATCGAAGTGCCTATACTTTGGTCTTCAAAGCAAAAATGGTATACGAAGATTAAAGAGGATTTAGTTCCATCTACAAAAACAGCGACAGCCATTACTTTACCGAGAATGGGATTTGTCATTTCCAATATCAACTATGATTTTAACAGAAAGATTTCAAGCCTTAATAAGATATCAGCTTTGGATTCTACTAATGAAAACAAACTAAGGAGGATATATTCTCCAGTTCCTTACACAATTGATATTGATTTGTTTATTGCTTCAAGAACCATTGATGAAGGATTACAACTTGTCGAGCAGATAGTTCCTTTCTTTACACCATCGTTTAATATAACGATTATCGAGCTTGATGAACTACAAATTGAAAGGGATATACCTATCAAGCTTAATAGTGTCACTCCAGATTTCAAGACAGAAGGAAGTTTTGATGGTGATGATATCAAATTGTGGGATTTAAGTTTCTCATTGGAAGTCAACTTGTATAAGAATATAACCAGTAAAAACATTATCAAGAAAGTGGTGATTGATACTTATACCAATACTGATATAAGCACTGAACCAGCTAAATTGAGAATTAAGGAAACTGTAGATCCAGAAACTGCTTATATAACTGATGAATTCCAAATCCTTGAAGAGATTTCTTTTGAGGATTATGAGACTCCAAAATTTGTAATACCAGATTAAATAGTTCTTAAAGACCTTCTTGAAATTCTTCTTGAAGGTCTTTCCTATACCTTGTGTCATGAGCGGAGCGAA